TTGAAGTGCATCAGAAGCACAGCATAGTGCAGAATCTTCATAATGTCACGGCGGGCAGTGCCCTTCTTATCGTAGCGAGAAGCATACTTGAGGATGTTGGATCGGCAGAATGCTTCACCATCACCACATGCTTCAATCAGATCAAGTGTCTGAATTTTATCATCACCAGCAGAATAATGCTGGTTGTATGTACCGGAAATATAATCGGTCAATTCCTTGAGGATTGCTTCCTCACTGTATTTGTATCGGTTGTTTTCAGTCATATTAGGGTTGCTAATCAAAAATTCAATATCACTATGCCCCCAAGGGCGCATACCATCGTCGATAGTTTGATTCGTTGGCAGTTCAGTATAGTCTGGATATGGATGTTCGTCCAATCCATAGTCTATAGTTGTTTTTTGTGAGACTTCAATCTCAGGGTATGGGTATTCATCCATGGTTAGTTCATCATATAAAAGGGACCAAGAGTTAATCATATTATATCACTCTTTTGCCATATCTGCAAAAGATGACATATCATCAGATGGCATTTGGAAATCAGCATCAACTTTATCATACAATTCCAGGAATGCTTGCTTAGTTTCATCATCGAAACGATTTACACAAACTTCGATTGCCTTTGCTTTATCTTGGAAGATTGCATAAGCACGAACAATATGTGTCAAACGGCGAGTGCTGATGATTTCTTCAATACCACCATCATAGAAAGTCTTACGGATAATATCCGCCCAATCAACCAAACGAGAAAGAAAATTATCGTCGGTAATATCAAGAGAATTTGCAATCTTCATCAGAATCTTTGCTTCATTAGCAGGAGTTGGATATTCCTGCTCAAAGGTTACTGGGAATCGCTCAAGGAATGCTTCATTGAGCACATTAGTTCCAATGAATCGTCCATCGTCGCTACCTTTACCCTTAGTGTTTGCTGTGGCGATGACGTTGAATCCACTTGTAGGGTCAATTCGCCGTCCGATCTTTTTAAGGAATACTCCACTTCCTTCAAGGATAGATTGGAGACAGAGAATTTTGTTACTAGCGAGGTCGACCTCATCAAGGAGCAAGATAGCTCCTCGTTCGAGTGCTTCAATGACTGGGCCATTGTGCCAGACGGTTTCGCCATTAACAAGACGGAAACCGCCAATAAGATCATCTTCATCTGTTTCGATAGTAATGTTTACACGGATAAGTTCTCTACCCAACTGAGCACACGCTTGCTCAACCGAGAACGTTTTACCATTTCCAGAAAGTCCAGTAATGAACGTTGGATAGAATAGACGGGACTGAATAATTTTTTTAAGATCGGCAAAATTGCCAAACTTGACGAAGGTATCATCTTTCTGTGGAATAAGGTTTTGTTCGATAGCGGGCAATGCGGAAGGAGATTGATAAGTACGCTCAATTTCTTCAACTTTTTGTTGGGTCACCTCCAGATTCCACCGACCACGAGATGTTTTGTAATCCGAAAGTTTGTTAGTAACTGTTTGATAATTAGCACCATTCATCGCACACCATGCTTTTACATCTGCACTGGTAACCATTTCACCATATACAGATTGCAGTGAAGTGCGAATATAATCAGAAGAAAGTGCCATAATGTTGGTTGTTTGTTTCAACTGAAGTTATTATAAACCAAAAAGGGCACCGTATGGTGCCCCCTGTGACAGATTAAAGATTGGTTTTAGAGTCCTAGTCCTTTGGGTGCTTCTGGTTTGGGAGCAGGAACGGGAGCAGGTGCTGCTGCCTTAGGTGCCGCTGGTTTAGGAGCAGGAGCAGGTGCTGCTGCTTTGGGAGATGAAATCCCAATTAATTCTCCGAATTTTGACATGGTATTTAATCTTTAGTTTTCTGTTATTTATCACACAACCAGTTCAACAAACTCGTTGAGGATTTTTTTATTCATTTTTTTACTCTTCAAACTTTTTACAAAAGCAGATTTGATTTGTGTTTTAGTTGCATCCTCTTTTACCGAAAATTCAGAATCTTGGGAGAGAGTATTTGCAGAAATACCAAAGTAAGTATTATATCCAGAGTCTTTAATAGAGAATGCCCTCTGCTTACGCCATATTGCTTCAATCTCCACATAACCAGATCCCCACCCATAATATCGGCGGATAAAGGACTTTGCATCCCGAGGTTCAAGAACACGAATACCAATAAAATTAGTATTTACAAAATTGTCCTTAAGGTTGCGAAGAAGAACATCAGTAAAACCATACCATTCACAATCAAAAGAATAGGTGTTACCAGTTTTGCGATCACGGAGGAATGAATTGGAACCCATTCTTCCAGTCCCGATGTATGGTTCATTTTGATTTTTATCAAAGAATCTTTGAAGTTCTCTATGATAAGCAAGTGGATTTGCTTCACCATCAGATAGAACAACACATTGTACTTTCTGCAGATTATATTGTTTTTTAAATTGGGGAATGATTGTATGGAGACATACAATTGCCTCATTCAAAGGAGTTCCAGAAAGACTCAATCCTGTAGGAATAGGATATTTCGACCAGTAAGTACGTGAAAATGCATATGCAAGTCTAATAATATTACGCATTTGATTTTCCAATTCTTTTGTATTGGTTTTGCTAGTCAGAATATTCATCAAAGAAAACCACTCACTGAAAGCAATTAAACCATCCTTTTTTTCATATGAAGAAGGTCTGAATGATGCACCATCTTCACCATATTTCACTAAAGGATAATCATTAGTAAAAGCATATACCTCAAATGGAATGCCAACCTTCTTACAGAACCAAACAAGATTACACATTTGCTTGACAGTATCAAGCATTACATCGCACATAGAACCAGACCAATCAAGCATAAAGATCAGTCCATGATTCTTACCATTAGCAAGAGTCGTAACCTTTTTGAATAGGTCTTCATTGTATTTGTATGTGTGGAGTTTAGAGCAGTCTAGAACGCCAGTGCGGGCAGTTGTAGCGCGAGCATAAGAATCTGCTGCTTTACGGCATTCAAATTCTTTTACCAGATAGTTGACTTCTTTCTGTGCAGATTTTTTGAATTGATTGAACTTGGCATCAATTTCTTCAAAATAATCATGTTTTTCATAATCTTCCCACTCTTTCGTACAACGCTCATGAATTTCAGAGTTAGGAACGATAATATTATTCAAGTTGATTTTTGGAAGTTCAGTATAAACATTTTCAAAACCTTCCATCGAAGCAAGTTCTTTAATTGATTCTTCTAAGGAGTCTACAGTTTTGAGTTCAAGATCATCTCCAACGCCACCCATTTCTTCTTGTTGATCTTGCTCTGCTGTTCCACCATATGATCCATCATCTTCAGATTCTCCAGATTCATCATCATCAGATTCTCCAGGTTTATTAGGTACATCAAGAGATTCTTGTCCCTGTTCCGATTCTTGCTGTTCTTGTTTCTGATGTGTATCAGTTTTTACTTCTGATTTGCAATACTTATATAATTCTTCAGCAGCATCCAAAACATCATCAAAGGTTTCACAATCAGAAACCATTTTAACAAAGTAACTTTCTCCATCTTTGAATGGAATGTCAACAAAGTTACCAATTTTAAAATGAAGGTTAATACGATCTGCCAAGTTCATCAGATCAATATCTTCATTCTCCAAAGCAAAGAAATCCTGATCTGACAGTTCGCTATAACCGCGATAAAAAGTCTTAGAGATACCAGCGTAACGACGCTTCATCATTTTTTCAATGCGAACATCTTCAACGATATTCACTAGTTGAGGTGAGATGGTTCTTTCCTTCAACCAATCACGATCTGGAGTATAAAGGGCATGCCCTACTTCATGCCCCACCAACATATCATAAACAACACTACTTGCTCTCTCCCACATCGGAAGAGTCAAAACACGAGTGTGAACGTTGAACTGTGCTGTTTCAACATACCGATGCTCAACAACCAGGTCCTCAGTTGCAAGGAGTTTAGCCAGGTGCGATTTGATCTCGTGATTGACCGTCATTAGAGAGTATCATTCGTATGGACTCATAATACGACGAAACCGCCTTATCTGGGCGGTTCATGTGACGCTTCTTAAACTGTCTGAGTGCTTCTCTACGTGCCCTCATCGCTTGTGGTTTGAGCGTGGGTTTCTGTTCTTTCTTAGAGTGATGCTGCCAATTAGGGGTTGTCATGGAAAAATTCCTTTAGTGACGATTGACAATTTGGTGGTTCTGGATCCTTGATTCCCTTGATCTTCTTCCACTTATTATACATGGATTGCATATACCATGATTGTGCCAAACTTCTTGGACCGTTCTCTAGAAGATCAAGTTCCTTCTTGTTACTAGTAAACTGTTTATACTCTTCTCTCCAGTTCATTATACAATCCGTGAGAATCCTTTCACTTTGTCAAATTTTATCACATTTTCAAACTTATCATGAAGTTCTGATTTGTGTGAAATGACAAAGATGTTTGCATCTTTAATTACATATCGAATGATTTTAAGAAATTCATCGGTTCCAAATCCATCAAGAGATGAGTCAAAGACTTCATCCATAATCAACAGGTTAGTGTTTACAGAATTCTTAACTCTAGCAACTTCTCTCCAAGTAAAAAGTAATGCTAGGTCAATTCTCATTTTTTCACCTTCGCTGAAAGAACTATAAGAGAAATCCTCATGAATGGGAGACTCTACAGTTTCGCCAAATTCTTCATCAAGTTTAAAGTTGATGTAGAAATCCATCATCTGTAGGTAGCGATTTACCTGTTGATTTATGAAAGGAAGATACTTCTTAATAATCTTCGTTTTTACGCCATCATCCTTAAGTAAGGAATAGGCAAAATCGTAATGAACGATTTCTTGTTTTTTGTCTGAGAGATATTCGATTGTCTTTTGGAGATTTTGTTTAAACTCTTCTAACTTTTCATGTTCAGTATTTCTGTTCTGCAGGTTACTGGTAATAGTTTGAATTTCATGTTCAAGATCTCTGATTTGTCTTTGGTTAAGGCTAATCCGAGTATTGTTTTGAGAAATGCCATGCGTTAGTTTCGTAATCTCCTGGGAAAGGGTATTGAATTGACGCTCTCTTTCTTGTTCAAACTTAATAGTAGACTCAAGTTCATCGAATCCCTTTTTCAGTTCTTTTGCCGTATTTTGAGCGTCACTAATTCTATTTAACCGAAACTCTTCTTCTATATCTTGCTGACAGGTAGGACAAACCGTATTTTCACTAAAAAACTTATGTTCTTTGGTAATAGTACCTACCTTTTGAGATATTTTTCCCTTTAGAGTGTTGAGTTTTACTAATTTATTACCAGCACCAGTAACATCTTCCTGCTCTTTTGTAAACTTAAGAATATTCTGTTCGATAGCACTATTTTCTTCCATATAGGAAGCAACTTCTGAATCCAACTTATCAATTTTATTATTATTTGATTCAATATTTGCATTACCACGATTCTCAAGTTCTTCGATGAAATTCTGCTGCATCTTCATCTTATCCCTAACTGTTTGTTTCTTTAAGTCAAGGGATTTAATTTGATCTTTCCTTTCTCTAATATTATCTTTAATCAAATTACTCATTGCAGAGAAGATACGAATATCAAGAAGATCTTCAATAACTTCACGTCGATTAGAAGTTGTCAACTGCATGAAGGGCACAAAAGTGCTGCTACCCAGAATTACAATCTGAGTAAAAGATTTATAATTTAGTTTTAGAATACTTTGCTCTAGAACTCTTTGATTAGCACGATCATCTGCCTGCTTATGTAAAGGGTTCCCATTCACCTCAATATCAAATACATTCGGTTTAATCCCTCTACGTACAAGATAATCACGACTATTAACAGTAAATTCTAACTCAACGAGACATTCCCTCTCATTAGTTGTATTCACCAACTGTGGTTTATTAATCTTACGAAATGGTTTGTTAAAGAGAACAAAGGTTAGTGCATCCAAAATGGTAGATTTACCAGCACCGTTCGTACCAATAATTAAGTTAGTATTGTTTTTTTCAAAATCAATTTCCGTTGATTGATTTCCTGTAGAGAGAAAATTTTTCCAACGAATCTTTTTAAAAAGAATCATTTGTGTGGTTTAGGCGGAATAACGATATCGTCAGGGGTTACTACTGCGTATTTGTAATTATACATCTTACACGTTTTTATTGCAAGTTCTTCGTCTACTTCTACAACTTCCATTTCCTTTTCATAATTGGGATCTTCTCCCAAATGCATCGCATATCTTTCTGCATCATCTTCCTCTTCAAATAAGAAAAGAACCTTATCACCCTCTGCATCCTGGACAGCATATGCGCCATCGTCTTTTCGATCTTTGAGGGTGAGAAGAAACATTATTCTACTTCGCAAGCTTTTCTGTATAAATCTTGGAAGATGTTTTTGATAATATTTTTATCAAAGTCCATCTCTGCTTCATCAATGTATCGATTTAAAATTGATAACGTATTTTCATCTTCATCAATTTCAAAATCTTCACTTTCTTGAATATCAAAGTTCTCAACAATCTTCAAGTCCTGAATTCCAGAAACATAAAGTTTATCTACAAACTTTTCAAATGCTTTAGGATTTGATTTTTTTCTAACAATAATCTTTACAATTTTATTTTCATATTCAGAAGCATCAAACATCTGATATGGAGTATCTTCATAATAGATGTTATAAAATAATTTATAAGGATTATTAACTGGGGTATGAGTGAGGGTATCCGTATCAAAGATATGAAATCCACGAGTATCATTCACATCATTCCAGAACATCTCATAAGGATTACCCAGATAAAAGATTTTTCCGTTGTCACTTCGTGTATGATAATGTCCTGAGAATACCTTTTCAAACTTATCAAATACATCACATGACATACCATCTTCCATGACATGTCCACGATGTGCTCTGAATCCATTCAATTCAAGGTGACCCATCGCACATATACATTTGGAACTCTTAATAGTTTTAAGACTATTCTCAAAGTTTTCGGAGTTAATCCAAGGTATGAGTAGAATATTAAGATTATCTATCTTAACTTCGCTAATTTCTTGATAGGTTTTTATATTTGGATAAGATTGTAATAGTAGTTGTGGAGAGTTTGTATCGTTAGTATTTTTATAATAGCAGTCATGATTACCAATAACTGCATGAACCTTATACTTTTTTAGGGGTTCAAAGACAACTCTCTTTGCCCACTCAAAACTTTGATAGTCGATTGATTTCCTACTATCAAAAACATCCCCCATGTGAATCACAGTATCCACTCCGTGCTCTTCTAATGCAGGGAAAAAGATATTATTATAAAAGAGTTCAAAATAATCATGAAGATGCTTAGAACCCTTCCTAGCACCGTAATGAGTATCTGTGATAATTGCTACTTTCATTCTGCGTGATGCGCTTTTAACTCAGGATTTGGTTGTGATTTAGACAGATCTCTACGAGATTGATTTTTAATTACAATAAAGGCATCTTTGTTGTATTTGCGTGTGCCTTTGGGTGACTGCCATTTTTTATTATATTCTTCACCAACATCAATACCCGATACCTGCGTTCCTGCCATCTCAACAGAAATCTCATCACCGTCTTCCCATCCCAGTTTTTCAAGCAAAACGGCAAGTTCTTTTGTCAGTTTCATAACTATTGTCGATTGGTTTTGTACTGGATATTATCCTTAATCGTATTATAGTCTGAACTACTACCAGAAAGCAAGCTATCGTCAACCATCATAACCTCATCAAAACCAGTACGTTCAATGATTTTTGTTTTAATATCAAGTTGCTTCTTTTCTTTTTGAATACGCCTCAGAAAAGCATAATGGATAATCTGAGTAAAATATGCGAAGGGATTCTTAGACTTCTCTGGATCAAAATTATGAATATACTGTACGCAATTTTCAATACCGTCAGAGATCATATCCTCTCTGAACATGTAATTAACAAAATTTGGTTTATATGAAAGATGAGTGGCGATCTTGAGGAAGCATTCACCAAGATAATTTGTAATCGGAGGTTTACCAGGCCAGTGTTGAGATCTATCTTGCTTTAACGGAAGTCTTCCATTTTTTTCAAGGAAGTCTTTCTCAACTTTTGATCTATAAACGATCAAAGCCTCAAGCAACTCCTTGTTATTAACGTAATGTTCTGTCTTTTTCTTTGGCATAGCATTGTATCA